CCCTGCTGCAGAGGCGAAAGACGACAGTGACACTGCAAATGGTGAGGACAGCAAGCCTGACGAACCAGCCGGTGCTCCTGAAAAGTACGATGACTTCAAGTTTCCTGAAGGAGTGGAATCCGATGCCGAAGTAATGGCAAAGGCTTCCGAACTCTTTAAGGAGATTGGTCTGACCCAAGAACAGGCTCAGAAGCTAGTTGACTTCCAGACGAACTCCTACACTGCTGAAGTTGAAAAGACCCAGCAGGCGTGGTCAGATCAGATGGATCAATGGTCGAAGGAATCGAAGGCTGACAAAGAGTTTGGTGGACAAGGACTGAAGGACAACCTCGTGAAGGCGAAAGCTGGAATGGATGCCTTCGGAAACACCGAGTTCAAAGATATGTTAGAAGTAACTGGTATAGGAAATCATCCCGAGATGGTTCGGTTTTTAGTCAAGCTGGGCAAGGAAGTCTCGGAGCATAATGTCCTGCAAGGGAACAAGGGTGGGGGAGCTCCTAAGACTGCTTCCGCTATCATGTTCCCAGATATGAATTAATAGGAGAGATTAAATGGCTGTTCTTACTGCTACGAACCCGACTTTGCTTGACTTGGCGAAGCGGCTCGATCCGGATAACAAGATCGCAACGATTGTTGAAATCCTGAACGAAACAAATGAAGTGCTGGATGATATGTCTTGGCAAGAGGGCAACCTGCCCACTGGTCATCGCACCACCATCCGCTCCGGTCTGCCCACCCCGACATGGCGTAAGCTGTATCAGGGCGTTCAACCGACCAAATCAACCACGGTACAGGTCACTGACAACACTGGTATGTTGGAAGCCTATGCTGAAATTGATAAGGCTCTGGCTGACCTGAGCTCCAACACTGGTGCTTTCCGCCTGTCCGAAGACCGTGCCTTCATCGAAGGTATTAGTCAGGAATTGGCTGAGACCATCTTCTACGGTAATGAAGGTACGGAACCTGAAGCCTTTACCGGCTTGGCTCCTCGCTTCAACGCCCTGACTGGCTCTGCTAACAGCGACAACGTGCTGGATGGCGGCGGTTCTGGTTCTGACAACAACTCGATTTGGTTGGTTGTTTGGGGCCCGAATACGATTCACGGCATCATCCCTAAAGGCTCCACTGCTGGTTTGCAGATGACCGACAAGGGTGTTGTCACCATTGAAGACGCCTCCGGTGGTTCCAACACTGGTCGTATGGAAGCCTATCGGACTCACTATCGCTTTGATGCTGGCCTGACCGTCCGCGATTGGCGCTATGTTGTCCGTATTGCTAACATTGATAAGTCGGCTCTGGCTAAAGCACACGGCACTGGCGCTGATCTTCCTGATCTGATGTTCCAAGCCATGCGCCTCATCCCGAACCTGAATGCGGGTCGTCCTGCTTTCTATATGTCTCGTGATCTGGCCTCCATGGTTAGTCGTCAGACTGCGGTTGACGGAGCTTCTAGCTTCCTGACTGCTGAGAGCAATCAGGGTGATGCTCGTTGGACCGAGCGGTTCAAAGGCATTCCGATGCGTCGTTGTGATGCACTGTCCGCTGACGAAGCGACCATCAGCTAACTTGAAATAGGAGAAGATTACAATGTTTATGGACGATACACTCGAGTTCGCTGACGCAACTTCCGTCGGCACTCCCAACAATAGCACCGTTAATGTTGGTGATATCATCGACACGGGTTCGGTGTCTCGCGACATCGGCAATGGTGAACAAATGTACTTGGTGGTTACGGTTGATACCGCTATCACCTCTGGTGGAGCTGCGACCTGCGAATTTAAGCTGGTCTCAGATGCCACTACGACCATCGCAGTTGATGGTACGGCTACGGAGCACGTAACCTCTGACAGTATCCCTAAAGCTACCTTGGTAGCTGGATACAAGATGGTTATGCCGCTCTCTTCGGTCAACCCCACCTATGAGCGCTACCTTGCTTTCCAGATTGAGGAAACTGCTGGGCAAGCTCTGACGGCTGGTAATGTCAATGCGTTCTTGACGCTTGATCCACATGGCTGGACTTCGTATAACGATGCAGCTAATAGCTAAGTAGGGTGGGGGGAGCTCCGGTTCCCCCCTCTCTCCTCACATAGGAGAAATATGATGAACTTGTTTAAAAAAGGTTTGTCTACCCTCGCCATCACTGGCGCTTTAGTTATTGGGATGACAAACTACGCTTCAGCAGAGCTCGGCTTTAAAGTCAGTGCTGCTACAGTCGATGACGTTACTACGACTGCCTGTACCACCGCTAAGGGACAGACGGTTGACGGCTTCTTTCAGGGCGTAAGCGCCGATCAGGTGTGGGCTCTGCAACGTGAACAGGGCTCTAAGGGCTCTGGTTCTTGGGAGACTGTTAGTGGTTTTGCTGACGTATTCCCCACAGCGGTTGGTGCTTCTAATGCCGCTGTTCAGACGATGCGTTATTCTTCGGATCGTCCCGGTGTAACCTGCTACCGTCTCAAGATGACGACGGATGGCGGCGGCACTGCTCAGGTTCAGTTGGTCACGGATCATAATGCTCCGTCCGCTAACCTGTCTACTAACTACCGCGTATTCGATGACTTCCATGCTGGCGTGTTACCCATCACTACGGGCCACTCCACTGCAAGCTACATCGTACATATCGGTGTTGGTGCCAACGCCGTTCTGTCTGTCATTGAAGGACAGCCTGAAGGCGTTATGACCTTTAGTTCCGGTGATGCGGGAGATGACACTGACTTGTCCACGGGCAGCTCCGGTCTTCTCACCAATGGTGCGCTGGTTAGCTCCGGCACGACCTATATGGAAACCCGTTTGCACATGAGCCAGATCACCGATACCCGTATGGGCTTCGGCTTGGTTGATGTCATCTCTGCTGCTACTGAGATTGAGCCCTTCGAGGCCAATTCTAATGTAGTTGCCGAGGGCGCTGTCACTACGGTACAGAACGCTGTTGCTTTCGGTTTCGACACGGATGCAGAGTCAGACACTTGGCAGCTCTACTCCAACAACGCCAACACTCTTGGTAATGTTGCGGATGAGTACGCTACGGGTACGGCTCCAGCAGCCACCACCTATCAGAAGTTTGGAATTGAGATTGATTCCGCCGGTAACGGTTACTACTTCCTGAACGGTGTATTGGTCGGAGCAGAGCCTCTGGCAGTTGCTACCACTGCGGTGCTGATTCCGTATTGGTGGGCTGGCACGGCTGATGATGCGACGGGTACGGTAAACAAAATCAATGTAGATTACATTGACTTCTGGGCTCCGCGTCCAACTAGCTAAGACTACGAGGGGGGCTAAGGAGCCTCCCTCCCTTCTTACAAAATAGAGAGATTAAAAATGTTAGTAGACTTTCAGTTTCCTTGGTTTGGTCCGTCTGAAGTGATCCAAAAGGATAAGATTCAAAGTATCAGTGGCAAGCGTTATAAACGCGGTGTCCAAGAGGTTGATGACAGCTTACGGGATATTCTCCCCAAGGGTGCCAAGATCATCAAGGATGTCCCTAAGAAAGAGTTGCCCAAGATGGCAGAGACTCTCAGGGACCATGATACGGAACGGCTAGATGGTGACATCGTAGTTAAGAAAGCCGAAGATGCGGAAGCTGACGCTGCTGCTGCTAAGTTAAAGGTTATGCAAGACCGTATGGCGAAGGCTCGTGCCTCTAAGGGTGCGAAAAAGGGTAACAAGACAGTAGAATAGGATACGTTAGATGGCAATATCCACAGTTCAGATCGCTAATCTGGCGCTCTCCAAGACCGGTAACGACTCTACGATTGAGAGTCTGGACGAGAACAGTGCTGAAGCGAAACAGTGTAAGCTCTGGATGGACCGGGCTCGGATTCAAACCCTTGAGGCGTTCAACTGGGATTTTGCCCGTATCCGCGCTACCCTCGCTGCTCATAACGATGATCCCCCAGATGATTGGGGGTATCGCTACATCTACCCATCTGACTGTGTGAAGGCTCTCTTCGTGCAGAACCCGTTGGGGAAGAACAAGCTTCCCGTTGAGTACATTGTGGAGCAGTCTACCGATGGAACCAAATCCATCCTCACGGATCAGGCGAGTGCTGTTCTCATCTTCACAAAGGATGAGACCCGCCCCAGCTTCTATCCGGAATGGTTCATTGAGATGCTGGCCTCCGTACTAGGGGCTAAGGTTGCCTTCCCGCTTACTGGTAAGGCTCGTTTGGCAGCTAGTCTGCGACTTGAGGCGAGAGAGATGGCTATTCTTGCACCGGCTATGGTTGCCAATGAGAAGCAAGAGGGCCCCGCGCGGGAATCTGAACACATTACCGGGAGAAGCTAATGGCTCTGGTACTCCAGCCATCATTTTCTAAGGGCGAACTGGCTCCTTCCTTGCATGGAAGGGCCGACACTGCCGCCTATCAAGTGGGGCTGGCTAAGGCATTCAACGCGAATATACACTCATATGGGGG